ATTGACGCGGTTGACGGATTGGGTCCACTCTTGGAAGCAATTAAGAAAACTGCAGAAAAAGGCTCCATTCGATCTATCGATGGAAGAAAAATTGCGGTGGATTCACCTCACAAAGCGTTGAATTATCTATTGCAATCTGGCGCTGGTGTTATAGCTAAGCGATGGATGGTAATTAACCAAGACACTATTAAACAAACAAACTTATGCTGTGCACAACTTGCATTCGTACATGACGAGTTGCAGTTTGAATGTGCAAAAGAACATATTAATGAATTACGTACATCCTTGGTATATTCAGCAACAGCTGCTGGAGAGTACTACAACATGCGAATTAAAATCGACGCCGAAGCAAAGCACGGAAACAATTGGGCGGAAGTCCACTAATAAAAGCAGAGCAGGTGATATTATGGAACATATTGTTATCACAGAAGCTTTGAAACGTGGAGCTGAAGTATTTCCTAATTGTACTTGTACTGGAAGTATTGACCTTATTATTGTAATCAATGGTCAACATTTAGACTGCGATGTAAAGTCTATGACTCAACGTCATATATCAAGAGGGCGTTCTAATTTCTCTCATGCATCGAAAGGAATGACTGCAAAAGGTGTTTACTGTATTTCTGTACATCCCATAACCTTTAAAGTCTCTTGGCATCCATCATTAACTCCTGACGGTTTTAAAACTTTCTGGGATTAAACTATCCACTAACGTATAATGCTTTACAACAAAAACAAGAAAGAAGCAAAGTCCACAAAGAAAAAGACAACACAAGGTCAAGGTCGTCTAAGTAAACCCAAACGTAATCGCAAGATGAGTAGAGGTCAGGGATGAGAATCTTTATTGACTCTGCTAACACTGGTGAAATTATTAGATGCCTAGGTACAGGTCTTATTGACGGTGTTACCACTAACCCGAGCCTTCTAAGGAAGGTAGGTAAGGATCCTATTGAGGTCTATAAATCACTTGAGCAATTAGGTGTCGAAGATGTCTCGATGGAAGTGGTAGGCAACCTACAACAGATGGAAAAACAAGCAAATAAATTGATAGGTATGTTTGGTGATATTTGTACTGTCAAACTTCCTATGAATCAAGATGGATTGAAGCTATGTAAGTACTTATCTAGTAATGGTGTACGTACTAACGTCACTTTAATCTTTAATGCTGCTCAAGCATTGCTAGCAGCTAAAGCAGGTGCTACTTATGTATCACCATTTGTTGGTCGCATTGATGACCAAGGTTACTCAGGTCTTGAGGTTGTTAGAAGTATTGCTGGCTTGTACAAAACTACTGGTCTTAGCACTCAAGTACTAGCAGCATCTATCCGAACTCCTCATAGAGCAGTTAGGTCTTATTACAACGGAGCTGATGTAGTCACTATGCCTCCACATGTCTTTTGGCAGATGTTTGAGCATGTGTTGACTGAATCGGGTTTGCGTCAGTTTG